CTGTCATTTTGCGTATTTCCTGAGTTTGTTTCGTTTAATGTACTCAATCGTTGAAGTCGTGACACCAAACTTTTCCGCTAGAGATGGGTTCGATACCTTACGCCATTCAGTCTTGAGTCGTTCCTGTTCAACTAACAATTCGCAGATGTGGTCTACATCTTCTTCAGTTAGTTTGTATGAAGTCTTATCCATCGTAAGCCTCAGTGCTATACTAGCCACACCACGTTCGCTCCAGTGGTAGCCCGCGCTTTGCGGGCTTTTTTATCACTGAAATGTGATATTTCTAAATTGATTTATCACTAAAATGGAATAGAACTGTCAATATCTGCTGCGACAGCTTGTGGTGCAGATTGCACTACATTCTGCTCTTTAGGCGTGTAAGCCATTGAGAAGAACTTAGTTCCGTTCTTGGATTCACGAACCCAAGCAGATACCCAGTATTCCTTGCCATCGATCTCACAGTTGCCCGTGTACTCTGGCTGACGTTCTTCTGTGCGCTTGTTGTTTTTAAACAGTGCGCCTCTGAGGTTATTGTCGTATTCACTCATAGCTTCTCCTTAATCTCCGCTACTTCTTTCTCGATTATCTGGCAAGCGTGTGTCACCAGGCGTTCAAGTTGGTTGATGTATTCGTCATCACGATGGACGCGAATCAATAGGTTAGGCATTTGCGGATGGTACGACATGAAGTCCCACCACTCGCGTTCTGTAATCCATAGGCAGCCCATGACTTGTGCTTTGTACTCTGACGGAAGTGTTCCTTTCCGTAGATACTTAACATGAGTCGGTGGAGTCGGACATTTGATCTCCAATCCACCATCATCGCCAATCAAGCCATCTGGACTCACACCACAGCGCAAACCATTGTCTGGCATACAAAAACCGACTTGCCTGACCTCACGATCCGTTTCCAGTTCGTAATTCATGCGAGCAAATTCTTCTAGCTCAGTGCCTCGTTGCATGGCTTCTGTCACATGAACATAAGTTGTTTCACCTGTGACTAATTCTGCGATCAACTGATTGATGTAGGTTTCAGCCGATGATGAAGGCTGACCACTAGACGTAATCAATCGAGAAAACCCAGAACCGCTAGGACAACCCAATCGTGCCTCTAGCCATTCCTGAGTACCTTGCTCCATTTCAAGAATCTTCATTATCTGCGATCCTCTGTAATACGACTTGTGCATGAGCAATAAACGCATCATGCAAAGCCACATCTAACTGACTAAACGTCTGAGAATTTGCCTGTTCAACGTCAGTGAAGAACTGGTCAACTGACTGACCAACCGAATGGCTAGCCAGTCTCCGATGCAATTCCATAAACAGGATCGCTGTTGATACATCACTTAGCATTAGCTGAAGCCTTCTTCTGAAGCATTGCGAGTGCCTTGTCATAGTAACTAGCCTCCATCGAGTCCACATCTGAACAGTTAAACACTGCGCAAAACTTACTGACATCGGCCTCAGTCGATGCTAATAGCTCGTGCAGTGTCTGTGCTTGCTTGCGTGTGATTTTGCCGACTGTGGGCTTCTGTGTGCGTCCCATAGCCATTTCTGCATCGTCATCAACAGCAGGGATACCTGCCATTGCCTGAAGTGCATATCTACGCGCATATGTGATTGCCGATCCTGCGGCTTGCGGATCAAGTTTCGTTAGAGGCAGTGTGTAGCCACATTCAATCCATTCGCCAGATGAATGAATCAAGCGTGTGACTACGCCTACGCCTTTCTCATCTGTGTACGGAAATTGTGTGTACGCCAAGTTGTTCTTTGCGAACGGTTCTTTGATCGCCTTAATCACGGCTTCCAGATCGGCATACTTAGACTTAAAGAATGGGTTAGCGGAATCTTTTACCGCGCCTGACATTTCTGCCTGTGCCTTAACTAAAGCAGCAGACAGGTTTGCTATTGACTCTGATTGGTTCATATCATCGCTCCTATGTAATGAACATCACCATAATAAGTCTAATGATTTTTTGTTGCAAAGGTTAATCGATACGACTTTAGTCTAATAAAAAAAGGCCACGATCCTTGTGGCCTAATGGGGTAGTCGGAAGGAAGATAAGGGAATCTCCGAAACCTTTATAACAAATTGTCAGGAATGTGCCAACCCAACTGGACAAATGTTGCGAGCAACTAATCCGTGATCCTGGTGGAAGACCATGCATTGCATTTCTCGTGCGGCAAAATACCCTGATTTGCTATGCCAAGCATCTGACGGAGCTAGAGTATTCATTGACTCCACAGTACAGCCGTTAAACTCTTTGACTGTCTTGTGATGAATGTGACCTGTGATCCATCGTCTATGTAGCGAATTGCCCCAGTCTTGAGGACGTAGATGTGCCATGATCTGAGGTAGGTCTTCCATCTTTGCACCGTCACCATGCGTCACACCGATCAGAACCTTGCCAAACGAATAGAAGTGGTATGCAGACGCATCTTGCACAATCGTGACCCGTGGTTCGTTCTCAAAGTACAGCGACAGTGCCAACTGAATCCATTGCGTAGAGTCAGGATCGTGGTTACCTGCTGCGTTAATGACTGTGAGGTGTTCGTGCTTTTCGAGCATCTTTCTGATCGCGTGGATCATTGCCCAGACAAACACTTTGATGATCCGGTAGAACCGTGAGTCAGCATCCAGTTGGTTACCGTGACCAGGTGTTTTATTCGATCTGTTATCAACGTGCAATGCATCGCCTACGTTTATGAACACAGCTTCCTTAGTAGCAGGAGCGGCATCCGTAAGATAGTTAATAGCACCTTGCATGACGCGATACGCAATCTCCGAATCAAAATCATCGATTTGAGTTTCATCTTTATGAGCCAACATTCCAAAGTGAGCATCACCCATACCGTATACCGCACAAGTTTCTTCTTCACTGAATCCACAGTGATGAACTGGCTCTGCCAATCCTGCAAACTCTGATAACGCATCTTTGATTCCTTCTAATACTGCCCTTGCTTGTGCTTCTTCATCTGCGCGGGTTTTTACCCACTGCATCATCATGCCTTTCTCTTTGTGATAAAGAGTAGACGTTCCTCGTAGCTTTAGGGTTTCAGGTAGGACTTGTGTCAGATCATGGTCTGGTGAATAGCCACGCTGTTCTGCATGACGTTTCACTTTCTGGACTGCTTCGTTGACTGTACTTTGATTCAGATTCAATTCTTTAGCTGCTGCGGTAATTGATCCGCATTCAATGACAGCTTCTAGTTTTTGCCTTTGTGCTTCCGTTCGACAAAATTCCAGTAACTTAGGATCAAGTTTGATTGCCTCTGGCATTGGATTCGCTCCTTCAATAACTCCATACTGTTGGGCGAATCATTCCGTCTTCAGGTTCACAAATATCTAAGTGCAAAAATCGCCCCGATCCTTTCTGCGCTACACCGATACCCGTAAACCCTATTTCTAATGCTAACTTTAGAACCTCGTATGCCTCACCACGTTCAACACCTATATCTGCTGCTTTACCCGTGGTATGCGCACCACCCTTTTTCGCGCCTCGTTCGATCTTTTTGGCCTCGATTGGGTGACTGATGTCTCTGTATGCCGATGTCACGCGCAATGGTTTCGCATAAGCTACACGGAGTTCTGTCAGCATCTCCATAAACTTTGCGTCCATCTTTTCTAAACCAGTATGTGAGCATGACATTTCCTCACTTGTGAAATACGGTGATTCCCAACTCATTTCTTCACCATCTCCATGATGCCTTTTCCGGCCTTCACGCCAAAGGACGCTAATACAATAACCATTAAGATTTCATGATACCAAGTCGGCAAAGTTGCCAAGGCATCGAAACCCGCCTGAATATGTCCCACCATGCTTGGTATAAAAACAAGAATCAGAGGTATGCTGAACACGATAGTCAGCCACTCGTCTTTCCAACTGTTCTTGGACGCTTCCGCCATGATGCGTTCCCAATCCGCAGTGGATTGCGCTGCTGTTTTCAGTGCGGTGGCTTTGGCCTCTGCGGTGGCCTTGGTTGATTCCGCCTTGGCACTGACCCAAGTACCTGCCAAGTTCGTAATAGCTGTGACTAATCCAATCATGCGTCATCACCTAATTTATCCGTTTGAACACAGATCGCTTCATAATTGATCTTTGGTTGTGGTGCAGTTGCCATGAAGAAATCTCGTGCTTCAAAGCAGTCTTCCATAGTCGGATACATACCATTAGGACTGACATAGTATCTGTCTGCCTCCAAAAGTATGACAAACAGAACCCAAGTCATGTCTCAATCCTCGTCTAAAATTATGTCGAATGCGGCAGTGACGCGAGCATTGTTAGAACGGACAGAACAGCGAACATCAATATCTGACTTTGCAGGGATTTTGATCGGAACGCCAAACTCATACATATACTCACCGCCAGTACCAGAAACTTCAAAGCTATGACCCACACGGAATGAATCTTGTCCAAAATATCGGACAAACATATCACCTGTTGCATCTGCGCCAGACTGACACGTTGCCACGCCTTTGATTAAGTAGCCTGTTTTACCCGCAGGAACAGTGTAGACAGCCATTAAGGTTTGCGCCTTTCCTGCTTTGATTCGCGCCACAGTCGTACCACCTTTCTGTATCGATATGTCGCCTACATTGGTTGCAGAGCCATTCGTAACGTAAGCGCGGAAGATTCGCTTAAATGATCCTGTGGTAGTTGTAGCCGTAGAACTCGACACAGTGACCGTTTCTTCCAGTTCAACGTAGTCTGAGTCTAATCCGACAAGAACGACTGACTTACCGTTGTCTGATGCGTTTACAGCAGGGATAGACAGTGTTCCGGCAGTATCGAATGCTGACCAGGGGTATGACGTATCATCCACATCCCAGATCGTGCCTGTCTGGTTCTGTGACATTGCAGGAACAGCACCGAACTTATGAACGTGCGTAATGTCATCGAACTGGCCTTTAGCGATTCCAAGGCCGTAATTCGGCAGACGGATCATATCCATAAACTGAGACATTAGATTGCTCCTTTATTTTTCACCAACCAAAGCAACCAGACCACGATGCCGATTGCACTTAATGTTCCTGCAACTATTGCTAATGCTAACGCTATTTCTTTGATTTTTCTAGCCTTTGCATTTTTAGCTCTGACTTCAGCTAATCTGGCTTGCTTCTCTGCTTCTCTGCGATCAGCGCAGAACTTGAGATATTTATCCCAATGTCCTGACCATTTGAGTTCGGTTTTGATTTGTTCCCACTGTTCTTCCATCTGCGCGTGTGCAGCGTAGAGTTCGAGATCAGATTTGTTGGGATTGGATTTGACTGCTTTTTCGATGTCTTGCTTTGCTGACATCATCTGGCCGATACCTTTAAACATCGCAGTAATATCTCCTGCGTGTTCTTTGGCTTCCTTTACGACCGCACAAGCCGCATTGAACGTGGCAAGTGCAGTCAAAGGATCGATCATGTCACTGCTCTGTTTTCTAAGAAGCGGTCTAGTTTCGCATCAAGTGCTTCAATACGATCTAGGACACGATTGATGTCTGCATGAACCTCAGCTTTGGTGACGTATTCTTTCGCCATTTCTTCACGGGTTCTGTTGAGAAGGATAGATAGACGTTGCTGCTCTGACCACATTGTCTTAGCGAACCAGGTGACAAGGCCAAGTGCGCCAGTCAGTACAATGTTCCAGAGCATCATATCCATTACAGTGTCTCAGGCCAGTCGTTGATAGGTGCGTTGCCAGTCGGATTACCATCGGCATCGACAGGTACATTATATAACTTCACAAAGGCTGTGTGAGACTTAACAGCCTTAATTTTCGCTTCTATATCATTCGATGCAGTACGAACAGCCGCGCGATAGGCAAGAACATCAGCAGGAACTGAGTAGTCTTCAACTTCAGCCGCTTTAACAATCATCCAGTCAGTCGGAGCAAGCAAAGAACCCGCTGTAACTTTAACCTGATCGATTGCTACTGACTTCAGACCTTTGGTGACGACTTGGTTGCCATCTTCATCAAGAATCGCATTACCATCTTCATCGACTGCATCTACATCTGTGAGTGACTTAGGATTACCCGCACTCCAGTAGAAACGGCTATCGAATGATTCTGGTTCGTCTTCCCAGACAAGACCCATTTCAGCCTTGTATTCGTCAGACCATACATTCCAGTTAGTTGGGTGCTTTACACCGTTGTCGTCAGTCCAAGACCGCCCAACTCGAACGATACGGTCATTATATTTCCATGCCATGATCTTCTCCTATCAGCGGGCTGTTGAGTACTTAAATGGATCTGCGGCAAATGCCATGTAGATGTAAGTCACTCCTGATCCATCAATATCACTGG